CTCTTTTCTTGTAAAGAGGGAGAAGGACCTTGCGGCAATCATCAAACAATCAATGGCTGAAAACGATGTCGAGGATATAAAAATGAATGATCGCAAAGTCAAACTCAGGACAAAAGAGGCAAAAGGAGGTATAACTAAAGAAGTTATTAAAAATGGTCTTGTAACTTATTTTTCAGGTGACGTAGTTAAAGTTGAAGGTGCTATCAAGTGTATAGAAGATAGCGCTCCTGTAAAACAAAGATCAACTTTGTCTTTGTTCGGGCCCAAGAATAATGGGGCTTAATAATGAATATAATTACAATATGTGGGACGATGAATATGACGAGTACAATGGCCAAATCGAAGACATCGATAATGACTCTGACGTCATTGTATTTACGCAGGAGGAGCTGGAAGATTTGTACAGTACCGAGCTCTTGAACATGTGGTTTCTTGTGAATGTCGAATTTCCTTCAAGGACGTACCAGTCTTTCTGCGATTTCTGCTTTGGACCGAGTAAACTTGCTGCAGAACGTGATGTACCAGTTTATATCTCTTCACTTTGGATGGCCCTTCAGGAAGAATGTTCATCGATCATCAGGGACAAGACGCTATACGATTTTTTTGTATACTTATATAAATGATGAATATAGATTTACGCAGCCCTAAAGTCTTCACGCCCGCGATTATCTTCGGAATACTCAATTCCGGTATAGTTCCGTTCGTAAACAAGAACGAGACCCGTCTCGATGCAGGTATGTTATTCAACGCACTTGTATTTACTGTTATATGCTATATTATAATTTCCATGTTCACAAACATTAAAGGGATGACTGTTGCTGACATACTCGTGCCCCTCGTGCTCTTTATATTACTTGCACCCGGAGTCCTGCTGACAATTCCACCAGGTAGCAAGGGCATTTTCATGTCAGGTCAGACCAGTGGCACCGCGGTGATTGTTCATACCATTGTGTTTGCCATTGTGTTTGCAATGCTCCGTGGTAAATTCGCAAAATATTATTAGGCGCAAAACCTATAAATGAAATATCTCATAATTGGATCCGGTGGTATGGTCGGATTCAAGATGTTAGGAGTCATGGCTAAATTACAAGAATACGGTCAGTTTAGGGATCTTGAAGAAATTTCAGGTTCGTCTATCGGTTCTATACTTGGTTTTTTCTACATTGTCCGTAATGGAAATATGGAAAAACTTGTTGAGGATTCTTTTACATTTGATTTGAAAAAATACGCAAAACCTAACGTAAAAAATCTTATTACTAAATTTGGATTCATAGAAACTGATCCCATCAAAGATGAATTGCTCAGGATTGTAGGTCGAGATTTCACCTTTCGAGAATTGTATGAATTCAATCCTATAAAATTGCACATAAATACATTTGATATAATATCAAGAAGGACTGTGTATATGTCAGTTGATACAACCCCCGATTTATCAGTACTCACGGCCATAATCAGATCTATTTCAATTTGTATAGTATTCGTTCCTCAAGTTACAAATAATGAAATATTTATAGACGGCTCGACGTATGAATATGTACCCGCTACTCCATTTCTACAGTTCCCGCCCGAACAAGTTCTTGAGTTGCGGCTAGTTCCAGATCAGTCTTCGGCCATAATTAAAAAACCGACGACATTTATGAAGTACATAATGGTTCTTGTGACTTCTTTATTGGATCTGAGGAAGATGTTCGATCATTTCAAAAGGATTGAAGTTCCGTCCGCCCATTATGAGATACTTGATTTTGGAATGTCAGCAAGTGATAAAATGAAAATGTACGTTGATGGCTATTCTCAAAATAGTATTTTCTAATTATAGAATGATCCCTCTTATTTATGGAGAATACAGGAATGGATCGGATGTTATTATGTTAAATAGACCAACAATCATGTTATGGAGTAAACTTATTAACCTTCCGAACGAAAATTATACATACGATAAAAATACGAATATAATCAAATTTGGAGATGGTACTGAATTTACATATAGAATAATAGATATAATAAATAATCAAACGGGACGAGTCTTCACATACAATCCACTCGGCGTATTGGTGTATGGTATATATGGTACAGGTGCCTACGGAACTCCTCAATTTGTTGTATCTGAGACCTCAATCACTGTAAATGGCCAAGGTACAAGTCTAGATCTTGGCCCATATACATATTCTAATTCTACAATAAGATTGAATAGAGTACCACCCGCTCCTTGGACAACATATCAGACTCTTACCTTTGTAAATGATGTCTCTCAAGATGCATATCTAAGAGATTCGAATGGACATGCATATTTGTTAACATCCGCGAGTAGTATCAAAAAAACTCCCAAATTATCGAGATCATCTCTTCGTAGTTCTGAGGTGGTGACTATAAAAAATCCAGTCATAAATCTTGTGACTGATTTCGTTTGGTCATCTAGCACACCTGGTATATATGATATAGGAGATCCTCATCTATTCTTTGATGGGTACACGTATTATATGACAAGTTCGCAATCATGGAGCCGAGAATTGTTGGATAATTCGAAACAAAATATAGACATTACGGCCAGGACTGCCGCGATGCCTAATAATGCAAAAATAGTAAGAAAGGGCAATGGGACAGTAGCCAAATATGGTGTCCCTTTGTGGAAATGTAATGATGCACATAATCTCAACAATTGGACATTTTATGGGAATATTTTCGAGGCTGATGTCAATGGAGTTTTTTGGGCAGGTGATGAATTCTACTATTGTATAATGTGGGCGCCCCAACTAATGCAGTTAAATGGAGACAATGGTAAATTTGTTCTTATTGTAAGCACTGCCAGATATCCAGATTACTCTACAGCATATAATAATGTAAGAAATCTCAAAGATATTGGAGTCTTCTATGCGATTACAGATTCAGTCGAAAATTTTGCGATTAATAAAGTCGAACCTCCAGATTATTCAACTGGGAGAGGATTCGATTCATACAATGGCCAGGCCCCAAATGGAAGAAGAACCATTCTGTACCCTTTTATTGTATCCCCGAATAGCGGACCATCTTCTTTGACCGGTGTATCTTACTCAAATTTCAAGTGCACACCAACACCAACAACATTTATAAGAGGTGTTGGACCTCATGACTATTATTCAATGTGCATTGATGGTGATCTCATGTATGACCCAGAACTTGGAGTTCATTATCTGTGTTTTGTCCATGATCCGAATGGTAATGTGTCTGAAAATATAGGTATAGTCCAAGTGGAATATGATCAAGGCTCTGAAAAATTCTCTGTAGTAAATTCCGCATGTAATGTCATTTATCCGTTTACATCCACAACTGAATTCTCTAGTGTATATACGACTTTAAATAATTATTGTACCTCAAGTTGCCAAGTCACGGATACATTGTGCAAGGCTGCTTGTAATTATCAATTGGGTGGATCCGAATATGCAAATACATGGGGAAGGGGTGCAGGATCATTCTCAATAGAGGCTCCATCTCTCTTGAAACGTCGTAGTTCTACGAATCAATTTTTCTATTATTTATTCTATTCAGGTGGTGAATACAACGGGACGCAATATTCTATAAATTACATCGCAGCTCCATCTGTCAATGAACTTCGTTCGGGATCAACAACACGATGGCACGGACGTTTCATATCACAAATATCCGGTTCAGTTGGCGCATCCCCAACATATAGTTTTGGGCACGGTCATCACGCGAGACCAGGGCCTGATGGGCACATGTATTACTCGTACCATATGTCTGATCTGACTCATACTGGCATCAAGCCTCCTCGGCAAGTATGTATTTCCAGACTAGATTTTTTCCAATCAAAGACGGATCCAACGAAAGGTGACGCTTATATTTATCCAGTCCAGGGTAACTTTATGATTGGCGAAAATAAAAAAGTCAAAGGATTCTAAATGCCTTATGGGTGCTCTACATTTACTCAGACTCCTCAAGTAAGTACTACATCTTCATTTTATAGACTTGTAGGAAGTACTACTAAATATATTTCAATTGATTCGAATGGTATTCTTCATATTATAGATTCAAGCGATTTGCAATCAAGTACATTGAATGTAAATTATAATCCACAAGCAAAGGATTTGAAATTATATCTGCGATGGAACCCTAATGTCACTGTAAATACATATTCAAGTGCAATAGGTTCTGCTCGAATTAGTAACGGTCTTGTAAGATATTTGACATCTGAAAGTTCAGGCACTGGATATACTTCTAAAAGTCCACTTTGCTACTTGAAAGTTCCAGAAAATGTAAATAATTTTTATTTTCAACAAGGAAATGGAACAGATGAACTTGGTAATGAAATATATTATGCAGATTCCCAGTACACCGTTAGTAATAGTGCTGTTCTAAGTAGAGCAACAAACCCACCATCGATAACAATCCGAGAATTTGAGGCGGTTTCAGATGGGCCAGATATTCAATATTTTTCTACAAGTAGAGGAATCGTGTACCCGCAAGGCTTTTCAAATGGCGTATTTACGAGTGGAGACATTGACATCATATTTGGATATGGTATAGATTACTACAATACTAAGTACTATGGATACCCTGCCCAGAATATAATTTCGTATAGTCCAAGTATTGATGATCCGTGGGTATACTATAATGTGATTGTGGGCTATAACACAAGTATAACTTGTAGATATATATATAGTCCTATTATCGCATCAAGTCCACCAATTGTCATAAAATTGATAGATAATGATACGATAGAATTGGATGGTACTAAACTAAAACGAACTGCCGAGATGAGGACAAACATACCGACTGAGCTTTCGAGCGTTTTACCATCAGCTCCTTTTAATATCATACTTCCGGCAAATGATGTGACTGGTGGATATGATGCTACTGGGTCAAACAGCGGGCCTCCGTTTGGATACGATATAATTGTAGTCGCCGGCCAATCAAATGCACTTGGTGTATATTCAACAGCTGCATCAGCTGGTGCAAAATTCGACAGAACCGTGGACGATAGTATTTTACAACTAAAGAGAAATCCAAACTGGGCAATCAGTGATGGCACTAGTAAACGTCTAAGAGGTATTAATCCTGCACCAACCGATTCATTTTCAGCATCAGTCGATTGTGTGGGTTTGGGCAGCGATCCAGGTTCAGATATAGGAGGTGGACTATTCGTAAAGGTGGCCAGAGAGCCTACTATAGAAGAATCAGCGGATCCGAGAGTATTCTGCTGCATAAACTTTGCTCTTAAATTTTGTAAAGATTACAAGAATAACAATAAGCTTGGTGAAAACAGAAAGGTATTACTTGTTCATGTGGCCCAGGGATCTACTCCATTAAGTGTACTGAATATGTACAGCAAAAACAAACCGGTAAAACTGGACGGAAGGACTGGAGTTTCTTGGCACAAGGACGAACCGCATGATGGAAATTTACGTACGCTTGTCGTAGATACATTAAATTTATTAAAGGGTTTAAATCCTAATAATAGGGTTGTTTGTTTTCTCTGGCAACAAGGCGAGGAAGATGCAACTGTAAACGTTGCACAGCAGGACTATGCGAATGCACTCGCTGGCCTTGTATCAGATTTCAGAACAGCTGCCCGTGACCCAAATGTACCATTTTTAGCAGGTGGATTTACTAAATCATATCAGGCAACTGCAACAACCGGAATAACAAATGTAATGAATGCTCTCAAAAATCCAGGAATTTCCAATTATTACTACGTAGGTGACGGGAAAACAAACAATCTTGAAGATGATTCTGCAAGCACATTCGCCGGTGGCCCTAATGGTATACATTACAACGCAAATGGTCAGTTTGGTCTAGCCGCACTGTATACTGCGGCATATAATAGAGTTCCTGCTAGATAGTCGTTATAAATTCCCATTGAAGTTCTTCACAAATTTTCTTCCATATTTGATCTTGTTTGTACAATTTTTCTTTTGATTTCAAAAGAGGGAAACATGGTAAAAATGAATCTTCTGAAAGTAATTCGCAAAACTTGTACAGGATGTAAGAATAGCTCAAAAAATTTTTACGATCCCCTGGGCAATTATTTTCAAAAGGTTTTTGTATCTTGTAAAACATAAGTCGTAATTTATCCTCAAGAGACGCCGACATTTTAGGAGGTTTTTTGCCTGAAAGGTAACTCGTTATATGTGGGACGTGTTCGTAGTACTTATTGAGTTTCAACTTTTTAAGAAATTTTCGTATTGTTGAATGAGTTATATCAGATTTTTTAATCTTTTGTTTTCTGATTTCATTCTGTAGCTGAATATAGACATCATCTGGTATATTGGTAACTTCCTTGGCCTGGAACTGAGCTATCCACTCGTTAAAGTGATTTTCCTTTTTGTATGAATATACAACATTCTGATTACTGTCTTGTTCTTCTTTGTAACTCTGCTCGGTCGATTGCACGTGTTCGGATGTACCACAGTCCATACATACCATGTCACTCTCTGATTCATTGATAAACGTGTTTACACTGTTGCAATGTTTGCAATTCGTAATGTCTTTATCGGTAGGTGGAACGCCTTCATTTTCCACTTCTACTAGATATCTCATGTACAAATCATTCTTGTTCTTAGTATCATCATATATGCGTATAAATTCAGCCGCTTTTGCCATATATTGATACATTTCCGGTGGATTTGATTCAAGTTCTTTTAGCCTTTTGTTGTACCTGGCTATCATATTTCTTTAAAGACAGTGAAATACTTTAAATAAACATGGACTGGATTTTGTTTTTTAAACAACCAAATTTCAAGATAATAGAGATGAAAAAGGTAGATTCTTCTGGATTTATGCAGATTACCAAGACCCCACGACCAAATACAATTATAAAATACGTATACAATCTAAAGAGTCTGAGTTACTTTTATGACGGTACAACGGAATTTAGATGGCCTCCTGTATTCGGTCATCGAGGACCTCCCATAGAAAAGGTTACTCGTCAAGATGGTACAGATATAACAAAACAAGTCCTCGAATTTTCGGGCCCGCGCAAGAATGAAATAGTCCCATTTTCGTTTTATTTGTTTAAACGAAAATGGAAATTAAGATATAAAAAACCTCTAGGTATAAAATTATCACTAGAAGAGTATGTAGAACACAATGATGACCAACCCGTAACAGTTTGGAATATATTTAATCAGTGTTACCAAGTGGTGCCAAGTAAAATTTGATATCACCCAAGTTGGCAATTGTATACTTGAAGACTATAGGGGCGTCACCTTCATTTTGCATTATCTGAACAATAGGACACAATATAGTAGCCTTTGTAAACATTGAGAGATATTTTATGCTAAATGTTCCATCAAGTATATTATCTTGTCCTATATCTTTTTGTTCTTGTATGATTGTGTGCTGATTTGCAAAATCCCCATCGCATTTAAATTCCATAGTTGTGCCTTGTCTTTTTATGTATAAATCAGATCCTATATTTGACATGTCTCGTATCAATTTTTGAAAATCTATTGATTGAATAATTGTCGAATGTGCCATATTAATTTCAGGAACATCGAGAATATCTTCATTGAGATCCAAGAGTTTCAGATTGAAATGTGAAATTGATTTTTTATTGTCATTGTTTATTGTTATATTGAGATTCTCATTAGAGGTCGACATTGTTATCACATCATTATTACTTATTGATTTTATGAGTTTGTATGTATTTGAAACATTTATACCTACAATAGTTTCATGCTTGCATTCGTACTCCTCGAAGTTTTCGGCAGATAGAAAAACATGTACGAGAGTTACTCGAGCAACATCAAATGCAATGAGTTTCATCCCACTTGAGTTGAAATAAATATTCACATCATTCACAATTTCTTTAAGAACTTCCAAGAGTGATTTAAATGCATTTGCTTGAATACTTTTTAAATGCATCTTGCTTATTTCAGTGAACTCTTCTTTATATCATTAAAAGCATCTGTAAGTGGTCTATCTATTTTTGATTGCAACTCTTTGGTAATCACTGGACCTAATGGGATTCCATAAGCATCTAATGGGAAAAAATCACCAACATCATCAGCAGGTTCATTAAAGTTGGATCCAAGGCCACATTTAGATTCATTTCCATCGAATGAACATGGTACATTCGTTTCCAGCCACCGAATAACTTCAAGACCAAGTAATTGGGTTCCTTCAGGAGTTATAAGAGCAGGTACATTCTTTATACCATCTGGTACTCCGTGCAGTTTGATATCATGGATCTTCACAAGTGGTATAAGTACAGGATGATTTTTTATGAATTCTATAGTCTCTATACAATATTTACATCTGTCACTAATTATTAAAACTGCCGCCATTTTTGTATCATCTAATATTAAAAATGAGAGGACTTATCGCAGGCGCATTTTTGCTTACAGTTCTTATTGCATTTACCCTGAATGAACAAAAGGACAACCAGGCCGCTTCAATGACAATGGGCAAAATACCAAACTGGAAAATTTCAACATTCGATGCCATCGACCCATCTCTTATACAGGACACAATATCGGAAATACAGAAAAAAGAACAGGGGGTCTATCCTATAGATACTATTTATTACAATAGAAATAGTGATGGAAGTTATCAGGCCCGTTTCATATTCATAGACGCAAATTCATACGCTGGTGTTCAGTACGATGCCGAAATTAGTCAGGATGGTAAACTTACTTCATTCACAAAAGGAATACCGGCAAATTTCCAAAATCCGTATACTGGAAATTCTAAAAGATCTAAAATAGGAACCTTAAATGATGTTGTCCCTTTTCCCGATATGCCAAAAGTTTGGGAAAATTATACTGTCAAAGTTTAATAGATGTTATCAGTCAAAGATATCAGAGAAAGAGATAATATAAAGAAGGAAGCACGAAAAGAACTTTTTAAAAAGATACTTGGCCAAGTCTGTGCGAAAATAGAGTTTGCATATACTCTTAGACAAGACCAGACCATAATAGAAATTCCAGAATTTATATTTGGGTACCCCGCATTTAACCACATGTTTGCTACTGAGTACATAAATCGACAACTTCGTAATCTTGGGTACAGAACAAGCATATTGGGTACTGGTAAAATTCATGTAGCCTGGCGAGCCAAAAAACGATCATCAGGTAAAAAGAAACCCATTGAAGACGACGAAGATCCTAACGATTTGAATTCACTCGCAAATTTGAAAAAAACCGCGGATGCACTTCGGAAAAAATATCAAAGCCCAAAGTAAATGGATTACATAAAACACGCAAGTGAGCAAATCACAAAAGGACTCGTACCCGTCATTTTGGATTTCTTCCTCGATGCTTATGAAAACAGTGATAAATATATAGAAGAAAACGATCAGGTTGCAAAAGAGCCCGGAAAGTCACTTTTGAAATTCCAAAAAGCGCTCCAAAAAGTACCAAATTGGATACCAGGTCCACAGATGAACAAGTACATTATGGAGGTTGAGAAGCGTATCAAAAATTTCGAACAGGTTTCGGCTTCTCTATTTGTGGCTTATGCTAAAATGATTATAAATGCAGTCAGAATAACATCCAAGAAGAAGAGTCTGAATGTAAAGATACCTACAAAGGGTGAATTTATTCATCAGTGCTTCATAAATTCTTCTCATAATCTTTACGAAAATCCTTTTGTGATGAAACTGCATGATACAAATGAGCGCCAAAAGGAACTTACCGAGCGCATAAAACACTGTATAATGGAAACTATTAGTGACATGGTTCCATTGCCGGAAATTCTCCAGGAACATATACCCATGTCAGGAGGTTCTATAAACTTTGGAGGAGGTGATTCAGATGAGATTGGAGAGGAACTTGCTCCCGCAGAAACTACAGAAGAAAATGTAACACCAAGCCCGGTGACAGAATCCCCATTTCCAGAAGGACCAAAGCCCGAGCCAGTTGTTACGGAATCCAAGGAAATTCCAGTCAATAATGATCCGGACCTTTTCGCGGATGCGCCAGAAGAAAAACCAGTGCCTAAAGTAAATGGACAAATGGATGAGTAAACCAGGGTCAGCTGCCTTGTTTGCTGCGGTTATTACTGCAATGGCAGTGTATGTTACAAGAGATAAGGGCGAAAAGAAACAGTTTAAAAATTCTGAAATAACTAAACCGGCTCTTTTCGTAGGTATACTTGTATACTTTATAGTCTATAATGGAACTGGATCAAAGTTTGAGCAAATATCAAAGGAACCCTTTTGATTTAAAGATACAAGTCTTTGATATACTAGAAAATGGCGACCGTGAAAGCTTTCAATGATATGATGGAGCAGTTTCTGACTGAGCTGAACCTGACATTTCCAGAGAACAAGTCGGTTATTAAATTCCAAGCCGCATTTGAGCTCGCACGTACTACTCGACCTGCAGCAGTCCTCGATAATTTCATGTCTTCCGTGAAAAAGTACAGCAAGAAGATTATGACTCGTGATAGTACATTTATTACGGAAGATACTAAAAATATCAAGGGTCTCATGGATCTAGATCTTGCCGGTATTTGGGAAAATGCCACAGATGCGACAAAGGATGCAATCTGGCAGTATTTGTATACTCTTGTTGTGCTTGGTACTACGATTACATCTCTTCCAAAGGAGACACTCGGGATGATTGAGAAAATGGCAGAGAGCTGTGCGACCCAAATTCAGGAA